GTGAAAGGAGGTATCTTGGACACACTGTTGAATGGTTTACCCCCCTATTATCCTTCAGTGCAGGGATTTAATGTTTTCCCTAACCAAATAAAAAAAACTGACATAAAAAAAGAAAAGGAGAATCGGTTACCACACCGCATATTCTCCTTTCTAAATTATATCAGTTTTAGATATTTAATATGTCTTTGCGGTGTGGTAAGAAATAAATATATTGAGTTAACAAAAAAACTCAAGTCAATCCACACTCTTTTGGGGAAAAATATGTAATTTTATCTTTATTGATATTATACCCTGTAACTTCAAAACCATATTTCTCACAGAATTGATCAGATATACTTCTATTCAAGTCATATCCAATATTCTTCATTAGTTTCCACATCTCAGTATAATCACTTTTGGTGGGGTTCCTTAACCTAAATGAATCTGGCCATTCATAGTCCTTATCGATAATATTATCTTTGTGAATAAGATATCCATTCTTAACACATAACTTGCACCTTGATTGATACCCATCTCTAAAAGAACCATTCTTATTGAAACTCTTCAAGGATTTCTCAAGTTTGCATATCTTGCATATTTTCGTTTTAAGACCCTCTTTTTCTTTTTCCATATATTGATATTAAAAAACAAAGATCTTCAAACCTTGAAGATCCCTGCAATTCTGATGTGATTTATAACGATTACTTCCATCTCTTCGCAAGATTTGCAATGTATTTCTTTTCGTATTGACCATAACAAAAACCAGCTCTTGTACCTCTATCCTTCTTCTTCTCTCTGACTTCTGATGCGCTCATACATCTTGCCATAAACTCTGGCATTGTTTCTTTCCAATTTGGTGAATATTCAAACTTTGTTCTACCAAATTGTGCAACCCCACCTTGTTGACCATCATTTTCTTTTGGTGCTGAACAAGCTAGTTTTGCATACGCTTCAGTATAACCAGCTGAGATATGTTTTTCTATACAATCACTAGTTGGTAATGTCTTAAACTCTTCACTTGACATATCATCTCTTTTCTCCCACTGAGTATAACATATTCCCGCACTTTGTTCTTGTCCGTATTCGTTATACAACTCACTGATACATCTTGAGATATAATCTTGTTCGAGTTCTCCTTTTTTAACGCTAGGTATAGGCATGACTTATTTTTTTGAACTGATTGACCAGATTGCTCCGATTATGGTAACAATACCACCAATAGCTTCTTCAATTAAAGCAGATTCAGCTAATCCTTTAGCAACAACATAACCACCAGCAAAAGTGAGAATGTGTCTAATAATTCCTAATACTTGATCTTTTTTCATAACGAGTTTTTTAATCTTTTATTTTCTTCGTGTAATTCGTCGATTTTTTGTTCCAATTCTGATACTTTTCTATTCAGGTCTTGGATTTGAACCTTCAAATCACTGATTATTTCTTGATAAATCATTATTGATGTTTCAAGGTTTTGTAGGATTATGTTATCCGTTTCTGCGGATCTTTTCTTTTTACCTAAAAACCAAGCAACAACAGCAGTTAAAATATTGGATCCAACGATCAGAATATTTTCCATTTCCATTAAATTATTGACAAGAAGTACATCTTCCATATTCTGGTCCCCAATAAGCCGGTAAGTTTTGATACCAAGAGTTTGATCTAGGTGGATATCTATAACCAGGTTCTATGTGAATACCTGCAAAATAAGTTTGATTTGTTGAAGGCATTCCATCCTTATCTGACCAGCTATAGAACCAAGGATAATCACCAGAGTAAGCTTGTATTCTATCCAACATTCTCTGTGAATAGAATTGATATCTTCCCTGAGCCATATCTCTGTACCACTGCATTCCCTTTATATCAACAGAACTTCCTTGTTCAGTATTTCCAACCACAATTGCTTTATTCATCTTTCTTGACCATATCTCAGGTAAAGCTTCATAATATGCTGACCAAATCACAAAAGGGGAAATATAGTCATCTAACATCGTCTTATCAGGTTGTGACATAGTTCCACCAGATAGTTGAACACTCTTAACCAAGTTCTGATAATAGTCATATCCCTTTGTTCCTATAATAGGTTGCAAATGGATTTCTTGAGCGATAAAAATACATGAGGTCAATAAAGCTTGATCCACATTTTGATTTATCGTTGTAAATTGTTTGAGCTTGTTTTCGCTCACGAATATAACTGATGCCATTAGATTCCTTCTTGATTTCCTACAGCTTGTTGTTGAATTGTCGGAAGCAGTTGGTTCTGTTCAACTCCAAGGTTTATTGGTTGTTTATCCCTGATAAATAATACTTTCTCAAATGTCTTGAGAACCTCTTCTTGAATTGGTTTTACAACTGTTTCCAAGAAAAGATCATAGGCATCCAACATCTCAGCTCTACCACCCAATTGACCAGCAGTTTTAATACCGAGAATCATAGGGGAAGTAATTCTATGTGATGTCAGGATTGTTTGTTCAATCTGTGGAGCCATACTATTATACCAACCATCAGATGCATTATTCATAATTGGTGTGATAGTTGGTGCAGCTTCTGGTGATTCACTAAAAAACAATAGGAACTTTCCTGCATTGTTTGTTGAAGCGAACTTAGCTTCGAGTTGTCTTGAGATAATATCTCTTTCTTCCTCTGCTGGTACACCATTTGGAAATGAAACTGCCACCGATGGCATCATAGAGTTTTGGGTATTATTCAAATGGAAGTTCTTAACCTCAATATCCAATTGAATTGTTGTAACCCCACCCAAATAATCAGGTGCTGGATAATATGACATAGATGGGGAATATCTTTTCACATACATTATCTGTGAAGGAGATTCATCATTAGTCATACTGAATGAAGGTATTTCTATTGGTTTGTATTTGTTTTGATTAATGTAGGTTCCTTTCCAGTCAATAGAGTAGAAATAGGTACCTACATTACCGAACAAATCTTCCTTACCTGCTCTCAACCTTGAGAAGTCAGTATGGTAGAACTCAGCAATACCTCCGTCATTAGATTTAACAATATTCAAAGCGAAACCACCAAATATAACTCTATCTAGTACACACTTTTCAAATACCTCATATACTGTCTCACTTCTGTTGGCCATAGCAATCGCATTTGGATCACCATCAATAACTCTTAGATTTTTACCCTTAACACCATAGTTAATAGCATTTATACAAGCTCTATTAATTGAAGAGTATTGATATAACGCCAAAAGATGATTTGGAAATAAGTTATCATCTCCATAGAATACCCATGGTTTATTTTTAATTACTTCCTGATATTGGGGAACATATGCCGCTGCAAAGTCGTGTATATGTATTCCGTGTTTTAATTTATCACTCATCTTTTATTAAATATCTTAAAAAATCAATTTATACTCATCCTAATACTTGGTATTGAAATAACTAAACATTTGACCCATCTCACTATCACTTAATTTTCTATCAAAGAAAGATTGTTCAGTATTCAAATCTACACCACCACCCCACATAAGATTCATAGACACAATATTAGTTGGTGTTATAAGTGTTCCTGCAACATTAGTTTGACCTATTATAGATCCATTTTGCCAAGTTTCTAAATAAACATTACCTGACTCTTCCCAAGCTCTAATTGCAATAGCAGTCCAAGCAGAATAAGTTATATCTACATCCACATTTATTGGACCTGCAGATGTGTCTACAAATGATCTCCAAGTATTTGGAATATTAGCAGTGTTTATAAATCCTAACATACTTGATGAAGGACTATTACTAGACATAATGAAAATATTACCACCAAGTTGTGAAACTAAATCATCATATACATAACCAAACCAAGTCATTCCACTATAATTTTGTGTATAAAGTCCATTGCTACCTTGTAATGGATTAATAAACTCTTGAGCTGTTCCACTAACACTCAAATAACCAGTAGGATTGTAAGATGGACCTGTACTACCAAAGAATTGACTAAAGTTTACACCATTAATTTTATCTACAGCTACTTGAATATTATTTGAGAAAGGTGCAATTGTTATAGTTGACGCGTCAGTGAAATCAATCCACCATAATGCATTTAGATCATCAGGATTAACAGGAATACCTGTAGGACTAGGTGTTGGTGTACTTGTAGGTGTTTCTGTAGGTGTTATCGAAGGTGTTGGTGTTAATGTAGGTGTCACACTTGGTGTTGGCGTATTGGTTGGTGTATTTGAAGGGGTTACAGATGGAACACATATTGTTTCATCATCTGAAACATATATAACTTGAGCAAAGTTTTCATCATCAGAAATATAAGGTTCAAAATAACACTCTTCTAGATTGTCATTACCAATAATAACAACTGCTCTACCTGATTCGAGTTTGTTATATGCAAGAGAAGGGTCAGTATTTGCTGAAGAAACCTGTTCATATATTGAATAATAATATTGTCCCAAGTATTCAAAATGTACTTGTGGTGGCGTTAAGTTTAGATTAGTAGGGAATCCCTCAGCAAATCTAAACTTATCATATCTTGTATTGGATACTATTGTCTGTGGAATAAACGAATACCTTTCTTTCGAAGCTATGTGTTGGAAAGAAAAGAGATAATAAGGATTCGGCAGTGTCTTATTCATAGACACTGTAGCAATTAAGTTATTGGTTTGGTTCTTCCTTATTATCAACATCTTCGCTGATTATGTAATGTGCATCGAGTTTATCGTCCATCAGGACAAAAAGTATCTTCATATTAGGTTAAACTTGCTGTGTGTGTACCGTAGATTTTATCACCAATTACATCAAGTGTCATTAAATGACTTACACCATTACCTAAACTATCAAATCCACTATCTGTAACGAATGTAAATCCTGCAGCAGTTTTAGAATTGATATTAAAGTTTCCTGTTGTTGTAGTCACAATAACATATCTAGCACCATTTTTAACATTAAGTAAAGTAAGATCTAAGTTACCTGTAACTTCAATATGATGTATATTACCTGTATTAAAATCTATTGTAATAGTTGAACCAGTACTTAAAGATCCATTTGAATAGTATTGACCAAATGTTCTTAAGTTTTCAACATAAGTTGTATCATCAGTATCACCAACCCTTGATTGTGTACCAATCATCGTAGCTCCTGAAACTGCATTTTGTATTGAAGACGATTGTGAATTGTATATTGCGTTATACCATCCATCAGAATCTATTAATGAATCAAATGATCCTAAAATAGAAGATCCCCTACCTTGACCTGTATTACCAGGGTTCATGGTATTTCCACTACCACCAATCATTTGTGATTCAGGTATAGCACAATTTGTATTTAGACCAATAGCTATAGATCCATATTCTGATGTCTGTGCACCATTTCCAAGTGAAACAGATCCTTGACCAAATGCACCTGAACTATAACCAATTGAAGTACTTCCAATTCCTTCAGCTCTTGCTATAGCTCCATATGCTGTACCACCATCTGCTTCTACATGAGAGTTATTTCCGATTGCAGTACCATCTTCATTTAATGAATATGCAGCATTACCAATTGCAATCGCATAATCACCTCCTGATGTATATGCACCTTCACCAATAGCAATTGAAGCTTGTGTGTCTGCAGAAGCTGGTGTTGCAGTCAAGAAACTTGCAGATTTTAATGAGTTAAGACCTGTTCCATTAACAAGTCCCAAAAACTCTTTTAATTGTATTTTGAATGTTTCTGTTTCCCCACTATTGTTTACAACAAACCAGATATCAGCGTCAGTAAGAGCTGAGTATTGGGGAAGTGCTGATATTTTTATATTTGCCATAATTTAATTTTTTTATATTTGCGGCACCCATGAACAGGTGTTTATATTTGAAGGTAAAATAAATACCTCTGAAAGTTCTTCTTCAGAAAGACAATCTATTATTTGATCTTTAATCATCACCCCATAACCAATATTCTGTTTGTCTCCTGTGGCTAAATCAAACTCACACATAATATCTGCACCATCTTGCCAAGTTTCAGTTCCATCATTAGGCCAACCCATACAAGTATTGATCTTATCAATAAGATCTAAAGCTTCTTGTTCTTGTAAAAAGATAATATACTCTACCATGTGTTATATTGATATTTTGTTTTTAAGTAATTCATTACATCAGAATGTTCTAAATCAGACAATATTCTATTATACCCTATAATTTCAAATACTCTAACGCTTTGAGTTAATATTGACCCACTATCAAATCCTATGAATAATTGAGTTGCTGTTGTTGCTGTTAATGTGCTTGAAGATAATGTTCCAACAACATCATTCACTGAACCACTGAATATAGAAGAATTACCTGAAGTTACCAATAATTGAGGTCCAATATCGTAAGTTAAATTACTTCTAAATGAAGGTGATTTATCAAATCTCAATACAGAACCAGTTTCCCAAAGTTGCATTATACCTGCATTAGTTGAAGAATATTGAGTTATTGCAAATCCATTAGTACTTACAGTTTGTGAATCTAATACAAAAAAGAATGTTCCACCTGTAAATACTCTCGCAGTATGTGATAAGGTCATAAAATCCCTACTTGTTTCAAATTGAACTGAAGTTCCAGTATATGATCCCAAAGTAGATCCAGTAATTATAGAAGGTTGTCTTGCTGCTGTTCCTTGTGAAGCACTACCACCTAAAGTTCCGTTGTTAGTCCAAGATGATACAGTAGCCCCTGATTCACCTAAAAACCAATATTGTAGATCACTTAAATTATTTGGTTGAAAAGATTTTCTACCCAAGCTTACTTGGAAATCGTCTACAATATTATTCACAGTTGTTGCTTCTGCAGGAGTTAAATAATCTGCAATATAGAAGAATTGATATTTTGCATAAGCTCCTTGATATCCTCCTCCTAATGATAGGGAGCCTATAAACACATTAGCATTTGATCTTGCTACAGAATCAATTTTTGAATCAACAAAATATCCGTTATTGATCATATAACTAGTTCCACCACTATTTGCAACTGTCCACATACCACTAGCTTTAGTTATGGTCATTCCTGTTTGTGTTACCCCACTAACTCTAGAATATACTTCACCTTTTAGTGCACTTGTATTCCATTCTAAAGCGGCAATACTTTCAGGTGAACCACCACCATAGGCTCCAAAGAAGAATGTTGATTGATTAACACCAAGATTGTTGAAATAAACTCCATATGTACCAGTGTTAGCTGTAAATTGTGAATTAGGATTGAATAATGTATTTGCATAAGATCCACCTGTTGTTCCAGTATTATTTACAGTCATTCCACTTTGATCAAATGATGTATTACCTGAATAAAGTAATCTGAATGCAGCATTTGTATTTAATGGATTTACAGCATTAAACTTATTAGAATCTGCAGTACCTCCAATAAACGGATACATAGTTTTTATCTTATTATAAACACCAGCTGATTTTAATTCAGTAAATAGAGTATTTGTTGCTGCTGAAGTTGTTGAATCAACTGTACCACCAGCAGATACAACTGCATTTAAGTAACTAACTGCATCAGGATCTAAAGCCGGTGCTGATGTTGAACTAGGTGTAGGGGTATTCGTAGGTGTTTCCGACGGAGTGTTAGTCGGAGTTTCACTAGGTGTATTTGTTGGTGTTTCCGTAGGTGTTTCTGAAGGAGTATTCGTAGGCGTCTCTGTCTGTGTTATTGACGGAGTAGGACTAGGGGTAGGTGAAGGACATACCTGTGGTTCCAAATTATCAGAACCTTCAGTTTGAATTGCATCACTACCTTCTGTTAATAGATAACAAGGTTCTGGTGGAGTAGCACTAGGTGTAGGCGTATTTGTTGGTGTTAAACTATTAGTAGGTGTATTTGTAGGTGTTTCCGTAGGCGTACTTGTTAATGTGGCCGTAGGAGTATTGGTTGGTGTTTCGGTAGGGGTTTCTGTAGGAGTTAATGATAAAGTTGGTGTTACAGAAGGTGTAGGTGTATTCGTAGGCGTAACACTTGGAGATACTGGTGGTAACGGAGATGTTTGAATCTCAGGTACACCAGCTTGTTGTGGATCCGATTTTGGATATAGATCGACTCTTCTATATCTTGATTTCTTATAATCCCATGATTCAAATGGGTTGTTATTAAGAGGTACCGGATCACCCAAAAACTTGGAAGGAGAATAATATGTTTCTTGTTTACCAAGAACTCCCCATAATTTCTTCTGAAACTTTTTCATTAATTAATTTGGCTAAAAGAAGGGGGAATTACCCCCCTTCATTATTTTGTATCTTAACAAGCACAGCTTGCAAGAGTTAATCCGACAAGGGTTGATGAAAGTGTTCCTGCAAGTTGTTTTGCTGGTTCTTTCTCAAATCCTTCAAGAGTTACTGTGTATGCTGATCTGTCTCCGAATGCGGTTCCAGTTTCACCAGTACCAGCTTGAAGAGCCATACCGAAATCTTCACCAAGATAGAAGATGCTACCATCATTTGTCTCAACAAATACCTTCATATCGGTATTTTGAGCAAGTAGTTTTATTTGGTTTCTTGTTGACTGTTGAAGTTTCAAGAAAACAAGTGATAATGTCTGTTGATATACTACAGTACCATTCTCTAAACTTGCTACAATTGTCTCAACAAAATTAGAAGTGTTCTTCTCAACTTGGAAAGTGTATACAGTACCACCAGTAGCACCTACAGTTACAATCTTCTGATCAGCGTCTTGAGTTACCCCAGTAACACAACCAGCTACGATATAAACTTGTTTAATACCACCGATAGAATCTCTACAACCTTTGCAGATATTAGAGGATACATAACAAGATGAAAAACTCATAATTTTAGTTTTTATAATTGTGCGGTTTAACCCGCAAGTTTATTAGAATAGGTCATTAGTGATGAAGAACTGAGGCCAAGCAATTTGAACCCCGATTTTGAAGTTACTTCTCAATCTTACTTCATCGAAATCTACAGAGTAGAACATCTTAAGTGTTTCTGAATCTGACATCAAGTCAACACCCATAACCATGTATCCTGCAGGAGCCAATACCAAAAGATCAGATCCACCAAGACCACCAACTGGATGAACAAGGATGTTCGTAGCTGGATGGAAAGTCTTGAACTCTTCATAAGAGTTTTCAGGATTGAAATGGTAGTAGTTAGCAGTTCTATAGTTAATCAAATACTTTCTGTAGTTAGCATGTGACATGAAAACAACAAGGTCAGTTCTATTAACGATATCATCAGGGATCTGCTCAACAAGAGCGTCAACTTGAGATAATGCAGTCGTAGAAGACAATGCAGTTTGACCAGTTACATTAATAACACCAGGGGTATTCTCTAACAACTCTTTGAAACCAGAGAAACATGTATCAGCTGAAGAAGCTTGCCACATCAAGTTCTCAATATATTGAGAGATTTGTGCAGTTTTCAATTCAGAGATTTGTTGCTCGAATGGTACAGTTTCGTTGTAAGAACCTGGAGTTAATAGTTGACCCAACCAATATTGGTTAAGATCTGCAGGACATAAAGCTTCATTTACTTTATATTCACACACAGTGATGTTTCTCTGTGTATAGATTGTAGAACCTGAAGAGTTCCATCCGCAAGATCCAGCTTGAACAACAAGGTTAGAATCAAGCAAGTTAATGCTTTGCGACCCTTTAACCCCCGGTTGAACTTTGATGATCTTAGCCGTCTCACCTTCAAGTATTGCCTTTCTAATCAATTCTCCACCTACCTCATCTGTGTAAGTTGAAAGAGCTGAAAGGTTAAAACCGAAATCATATTTTTTGTTTGCCATAATTTTCGTTTTGTTAATGGTTTTTAGTTTATTATTTTAGACCGTGTCTAATTTTCATTAGACTAGCAAATTGCTCGTTCTTTATGTCATTAAACTCGTTAATAACATTTTTTGATTGACGGATTGGTTCACCAGCTGGTTCTTTAGAAAACTTAGCTACTTTAGCTTTCATTTCCTCTTGAACTTTACCGATATCCTCAATTTTTGCCATGATAGCTTCAATCTTTTCCATCATGCTTTTTTTGAAATCTACTGAATCATTACCTTCTGACAAATCAGGTACCATTCCCATTTCTTCCTCAACCTCTTTTTCTTCAGGTTCAGGCAATTCAACATTTTCTCTTTCGACGATTTTTCCGTCTTTAGTTATAATCTTGATAAGAACTTCTTTACCTTCACTATCTTTGAGCTTTAATTCATGCTCTCCGTCTGGTGCTGGTATTTCTTTTCCATCAGGACTTACAACCTTAACTTCTTCGCCTACATCAAATGTTGGGGATTTTACTATTGTTCCGTCAGCAAGTGCAGCTTCAACAAAGTTTTGTTTTTGTTCCATATCGTATTTTATTTCACGGAGTTTTCCGTCTTCGATTTTTATTTGGGTTGTATCCTCCAATTCGTATTTCCCGTCAGGGGCTGGTAATTGACCATTATTAGAAATAATAAATACAGGTTCACCAACCGCTAACTCCCCGTCAACGATCAATTCCTGTTCATTTTCTTTTAGTTTATACGAATTGAACTTATGCAATCCAAGTAGTTTATTGATTTTATTCAAGGCTTCTTTATAAGTCATTTTACTTGTTTTAGAATATCTTTTATTTGATCCAATAGATTATGTGCTTCTTGGTTGAACTTAGCTTTCTCTGCGAAATAACCTTGGACTGAGAATCCTTTCAGTTTCCCGTCCTTAACCTTATTCCATGTCTCATCATCATTAACCTTCATAGTGATCATCCAAGTACCTTTGGGATATTCCATTCCGAATACTTGTTGTTTATCTTTGTATTGATCTTCAACGATCCAAGATTCAACAACATCTACCCCTCGTAAAAACTTTCTTCCATGTTCTATGTTGGTTTTATCAAGTAACTTCTCTTGCATGAACTTTTGCTGAAGTTTCTTGATTGTTTCCTCGGTAAAATAAACATAATATATCTCACCGGTGATCTCATTCCTTCTAATGATCATCTTATCAGGGATCATAGCAGGACCAACAACCAAACGCTGTTCATTATTAAATACGGAGAAAACCATTTCTGTTTGATCTTGACTCATATTTTCGTATTTGGATATGGTTCTTTCAACCCAAGGAAGTGCATCTACACCTCCCCAAGCATCCATCGCTAACAATCCACAACCATCATCATATGATTTACTGGCTTCCAAATCTTTCTTATGTCTTGTGATATACGCTTTCATACGCTTCACAGTCTCTATTGAGATGGGTTTACCTTGTGCTAACTGCTGAGCTCTAACTTTACCAACCTGAGTCATACAATTATTGGGGTTACCAGTTCTATCAATATAGTCTAGTACCTTTTGCGCATTTTCACGGATAAGTTGAGGGTAATCATCAAAGCTAGCAAACCCATCAATCCTATAAGTCCCATCGGCATTCATTTCTTCTTTTATTGGTACACAATTTGGTACTTCTCTTCCACCCTCACCAATCTTTGTTCCTATTGCTTCATAACCTGGCCAACAAGCTTCTTCCAATCCCATCTTATCTTTAACATAAGAAGCTATCTTATCTATATGACCATCCATGAATGATGTATCGTGTTGCATTCCAACTTCTTCATCAATTTCGTGGATTATATCCTTGAAATCATCAACGAGTAGTACTGCAGTCAACAAATCAACCTTAGAAACCTCGTTTTTTTCAATTGCTTCACTCTCAATTCTAAACACATTATCAGCAACTTGTGCAGCTGCTCTAGTCATTCCTACAGTATCTTCTTCCATAGGCATTGACATCAAATGTTCAAACAAAGATATTGCACCAGGACATAAATGGAAATAACGAGTGTTATAACCAAATACATTAATATTACCATCAGCTGCTGCTAATATTGGTTCTTTTTCGACTTCTTCAGTCACTTGATCTATATATGGGGATAATGCAGATACATCTGGATTTGATGCTGCAAATCCTGTTCTCGGAGGGGTGTTACCCGCTGCGATTGTTGAGGTTGTTCTTGTATCAGGACCAGGCATTCCATCTTCGTCAATTAGTCCTCTTCTTACGGAGGCTTTATTAACGATTGATCCTTCTCTTCTATAAATTAATTGTACCCATCTATGACGACAATTGTATGACCCTCTCCATGTGAAGATATCATATCCATCAGGTCCCACTTCATTAACTGTTCTGAGAGACATTTCATTTATATCTTCAATTCTGAAAACTCTATTAGCTCTCATCATCTCAGCACAGAATGTTCTGTTCTTTTCATCTTTCGGACCTACATACTTGTAACGAAACTTGACATCTGGTGTATCTTGGGCTGATGGTGCATTGGGATCAGATAATATCTGAAAATCTTGTCTACCTAATGCTCTTACCGATTCAATATAGAAACCTTCTGTTTCAAGGAATCCTTGGGGTTCACCTAAAGCATGGAACATTTCAATCATCTTAGGGACTTGTTCATCACTTAAAACATAGTGTTGCTTTATCTCCTTATTTTGATCTGAGAAGTATTCAAAGTTTGCTTCGTGTGCAGGGAGTTCAACTAAAGCTATACCATCTAATCCTGCTTCATCATCCCCGTCCTGTATAATTAATTCAATTATCTTCGGTACCATTATTATTAAATATCTATTTTATTTGAAAAGTAATTTTTATAGAGTAGATCTGTCCTTTATTGCTCTATCTAACATTTGTTGACTACTCATATCTGAAGAAACAACATATGTCTTTATTGGTTGGTTCTGTGTTTGTGCTAATGCACTATTCAATTGTGTCATAGCAGCATTTGCACTAAATTGACCTTCAATAACCCCACCTGATGCAAACTTTCTACCACCACCAATCTGATTTATAGTAGATAGTAATGGTCTGAACATTTGTGTAGCTTTAGCATTAATAACGGACTCACCATTTGAAAGTAAAGCTGGTATTGAATCAGATGTTCCTGTACCAGGTCCTGAAACATATCCACCACTTGCTAAAGCTCTTGGTGTTTGTGATCCTGGCATTGTTCCACCTTTTGCATTATCAGTAGGAATAGGGGTCTTTATAATATCAGCAACTGCTTTGAAACCTACTAATCCTGTAACAACAGCTTGAGCTATCGCATAACCAGGGACAGGTACACCAGCAAATGCCGCTAATTGTTTTGCTATTGCTGAATATGTTGATATTAATGAACCTGCAACCGCTAAAGCTTTACCAGCTGCGGTATTCTTACCAACAATATCTGCTAAAGCCATCGTCCCTTGTGCAATTGCATCAAGTAACATAAGTTCAGCATCTACTTGTTTTTTCTTTATTTCGACTTGAGCTTCAGCATTTGCGGCTGCATTTGCAGTTTGATCGTCTTGGATCTTTTTTCTCTGTTCAGCTGTTAACCCCTCAACTTCTAATAACTTAGTGTAGTAAGCTTCATCTGCGGCTATCTTATCACTTAGAATCTTTTGTTGTAATTCCAAATCACCTTGAGCCAACTTCATTCTGTTTTGGAATGCAGTGTCAGCATTTTTCTTGAGGTCTTCTTGTTCTTTTAAGAACTTCTCGTTATCACTTTGTAATCTCTTCTGATTCTCAGATATGATAACTGCGGTTAGATTCTGTTGTTCAATACCAATTGCTCTAATCCTATTTTTTTCTTCCTCAGTTAAACCTTCCTTAGCTAATAAGAACTTCTTCTCATCTTCGAGAGCTTTAAGTTGTCCTTGGAATACTTCGTCTTGTGCTTTTCTTGCTTCAGCTGAGTTTTCTCCATATAAAGCTTTGAACTTGTTATATTTTGCATTTAACTCATCAATCTCTAACTTTGAGTTATCCTGTCTTTTCTTATACTCGTCTTGGAAAGCTTTTTGTTTGGTGTCAGCATCAGCTTTAAGTGCTTCCTCAACTTTCTTTCTATTTTCTTGTCTAATTACCTCTATTTCATTAGCGGATAACTTCTCACTTTTAATTTGATTCTGTAATCTCGCTTCTAATAACCTTTCAAGTTCTTTCTTTGAGGTAGTTTCCTTATTGATTTCTAAGGCTATCTGTGCATCTAAATCTTTTTTCTGAGCTTCGAGTGCCGCTTTTCTTCTTTCTGCGGCTTTCTGTTCCTTTTCTTTTCTTTCTTTGTCAAGCTCTTCCTGATTCTTTTTTTCAGTAGCTGTCATTTGGTTTGAACCTTCTTCAAACTTCTTGACATTTTTATTATACTCTTTTCCGAAATCCATAACGGAAGATTTTGCATCTTCCCACGCACCAGCAAAATCACCCTTGAATAATTTCACTAATGCTGAACCAATTTTACCTATTGAAGTGAATAATGTAGCTAATGATGAATAGACAACTTTAATTCCCTTCTCAACATATGGTAAAGCTTGCAATGCTAGATCTAAGAATGCATCGATTAGGGGTTCCATTACCTTGAATACTCCACCAAGTATTCTTTCGAATGCAATCATTATTGGTTCGAGTTTCTTCATTGCACCTTCTTGTTTAGAGAAAGCAGCAACTAATCCACTAATCAAAGAAACTAATGCACCAATACCAATAGCTTTCCATGCAGCTCCAAATGATTGAGTTGCAACCTTAACAGAATTAATTCCTTTACCCAACATTCCCAAAGGACCACCAGCACTCTCTAATGAATCAATCCAATCAGACGCACCGGCTTTAGCACCTTTTAGCTTATCTTGAAGATCATCTATTGTACCTACTAAGTCCTTAAACTCTTCAGTACCAGCAGCAGTTTTTTTCAACTGTTGTTGTAAGGCTCTTAAGTTGGCAGCCGTAGCTTCAACATTTCCTTTTATGTCTAAGGTAATTTCAACTTTTTTTGCCATTATCTACTAATTTTCTTTGCAATTTTCAAATACTCAGGTATTACTTTTACAATCCTTTGTAACTTGAAAAAATCATCACGGGAAATAAGATCTCTATTGAGTTCTATTCTCAATCTTGTTGTATTATCTAATTCAAATCCCATATCATAAAATATACTTTTATCCTTTTTCATACATATTAAGTACATCCTGTACAATCAGTATTCGTATTACAAGCAGTAACAGTAGTACAAGGTCCCCAAGTAATTCCAGGATCAACTGTAATTGGGGTTAAATCTCTAACACATCTTCTATAGTTTTGACCAGGAGGAACTGTTTCAGTTATTGGTATTGTTCCACAAGCAGTATAAGAAATATCTGCAGGTGCTTCTGTTTCATTAAAGAAGAAATAACAAGAACAAGTTGCTGGTGGAGTTACCGTAGGTGTTGGTGTTTGTGTGTTAGTTGGTGTTACTGTAGGTGTTGTTGTGTTTGTAGGCGTATTCGTTGTTGTAGGCGTGTTAGTTGTCGTAGGTGTTGTTGTGTTCGTAGGTGTATTTGTATTCGTAGGACTAGGTGTTGGACTTAATGGTATTGTAGGTGTTTGCGTAGGGGTTACAGAAGGTGTAGGTGTCTGCGATGGATCAGGGCACGAAGTATTAGACGGAGTTACCGTTGGACTATTTGAAGGTGTGTTACTTGGTGTTGAACTTACTTGTAAATACATTTCTTATAAATATTTTTTATGTACATCCTGTACAATCCCCATCACTTGTACAAGTAGTTGCTGAAGTACAAGGAACAATAGTTGTTATACCACCAGTATATGTAGGTGGTTGTGATTCATCACAACAGTGTTCTACTGATTGACCTCCAGGTAATACTTCACTAGTTGAAATACCACCACAAGTTTTCCAGAATATAGTTGAAGGGGCACTATCCTCATTAAAGAACAAATAACAATTACATATTGGAGTTGTAGGACTAGGTGTTGGTGATTCAGTAGGTGTGTTCGTATTAGTTGGTGTGTTGGTTGGTGTAACTGAAGGTGTTGCTGTATTAGTTACCGTTGGTGTGTTTGTAGGTGTTACTGTTCTCGTCGGGGTGGGCGATGGAACATTTGTACAATAACTAATTGAGAATTGATTACCTAAAACAGTGAATGTTCCTTCAGCAGGGTATAACATAGTATTGACCGTATTACCTGTAGGTATTGCAATATTAACTTGACCAGGTACTGTGTTAGCTGTGAAATTACAAACTTCCCAACCTTGTGTTGCAGTTCCTTGTATTACAAATGCTAGTGTTGCAGGATTAGTTGTTACTCTCGATATGTTAACACCTGTTGATGGGTTCAACCAGAAAGACCAATTATAACCATTCACTGGTGAACATACTGTTTCATATGGAAGTGGAGCGGTTGTATTAATCCATTTACTTTGACTAATTCCATCGTCTTGTAAATAATAGTGTCCTGTATATGCAGAATAACTTGCTGACGCAGAACTAAAGTATAATATATCTACATTACAATTCGTAGCTGTTGGCGTTATCGTAGGTGTTGTGGTATTCGTTGGTGTTACCGTATTAGTAGGTGTTACCGTATTAGTAGGTGTTACCGAAGGTGTTGGTGACGGGAACACACATCCATATTGTATTGTAACAAAGCTAGATCCTATTGTGGTTGTTCCTGAAGGTGGATAGAATAATCCATCGTATGTAAATCCACTATTAACCCCGAATGGGAATAATTGAATTGAACCAGGGTTTGTATCCCCACAATCGTATGTTCCTGGTGATGGAGATTGTTGAAATACGAATGTTGAAGCAGTAGATGGAACAAAGAAATCATTAGTTCCAATTATAGAATATTTACTATCTGCAACATTAACCCATAAACTATAAGGGACTGAATTAAGTGTTCCACAACTGACTAAATCAGGATAAGTGAAGTATTTAGGTTGTCTTATACCATCATCAGAAAGATAATAAGTCCCCAAATATAGCGACATATCCAAAGATGCATTGGTTACTGTTAATATATTACAAGGATTTGCTGTTGGCGTTATTGTAGGGGTGTTTGTTGGTGTTAAAGTATTAGTTGGTGTTAAAGTTGGTGTTGCTGTATTTGTTGGTGTTAAAGTTGGTGTTGCTGTATTTGTTGCAGTATTGGTTGGTGTACTCGTATTAGTTGCGGTATTAGTTGGTGTTAATGTACTAGTTGGTGTTAATGTCGGAGTATTTGTGGGTGTAGCCGTATTACTTGGACTTATTGGTGGACATTCTGTCGAACTAGGTGTATTGCTAGCTGTTATCGAAGGCGTAATGCTAGGTGTTGGCGTGTTCGTCGGTGTTTGCGATGGTTCTGGTTCAGGGTAATTTTCCTGTACTAAAATAAATTGTGTTGCACCTGTACAAGCACAATCGTCATAAACCCCTACTCCTGATGCAGTATATCCTGATCCAATAAAATAATGTTGGTAGTCAACTCCAGGTGTTGCAACGTGATCTTGTACTTGGAAACAACCTAAATAAATCCCACCATCTGTATATGCTTTTACATATTTTCCAACATAAGCATATAAATTATAA